ACAAGACCCTTGGGTCTCTTCAGGTTCAGGCACAGCTAGCGCAAAGAGAAAGAAGGGCAGCTCTCGCGCAAAAAAGAGCAGCACAAAAAGAAGCAGGGGAGAGGCTGTCGAATGTAGTCGGATACGATATAACTACGGTCCCTCTAGGTATGCAGCCCGTAATAACGGAGATGTGGACCGATCTTGTCAATAGCGCCCCAACTCTGCTAGAGTCAGACGACCCTGTTGCTCTTGAGAAGCGCATTCAGTCGTTTACTGACTCTTATTCAAAGGCTCAGGCTCAGCTCAAAGATGAGACACTAAAGGATGGAATGATGTTGCTTCAAAGCTTGGCAACAAATGACGCAGAGCTAAACGATTACAACGAAGAATTGTCTGCTTTTGAAAGAGTAGATGACAATCTGCAAGCCGTGTACGACCAAAGGGACAATTCATATCAAGGCTTAGACAAGGAGTGGGATTACAGAATGGTTGACGGCAGATATGAGATTGTTTTTAATCAGGGACTAGAGGGCGGGGGAATCCAACAGCTTCCCCTGAGTGAATGGGAAAACTATCTCAACCCATCTCTCGCTGATGTCCCCACAGTCATTGGATTTAGGCAAGAGCCAAGTTCGGTAGGGGTAAACAATGTCCGAGCAGGAATGGAGACAAGTGGTTTTGATTGGTCAGAAGCCACGGCCAGAGAGCGCTCTACTGATGTTGTGCTGGGGAACAGCCTAGATGGTAAAGATATGCGTGCATATACTGCATTCACCTACTTTACTAATGACATGCAGCAAAACCCTGATGTCATGACCCCTTTTGCTGCAGGCAACATGAGAGACCCCATCTTTTTTGATGTTAGCACTGGTGAAAAAACGACCATGGGCAAGCAGGTAGATGAGTTTTTAAATAAAACCATCGACATCATGGTTGAATCTTCTAAATACGCAAAAGAGCAAGAGGAAGAAACTCAAACAGCAGGTCAAAGAAATCAAGAGGTGTACCTCAACTCGATGCGGAGGGAACAGATTCCTCTTGGCGGCTTGGTTGTAGCTGTTGACGACCCTGCTGCTGGACAGGATGTAGCTGTAGATAGATTTGCTGGCAGGGTTGGAGAACTTAAAGGAAATGGTCAGGCTTACACGCTTACCAAGCCTATGACTATCACCAATTTCCTCAATCCAATCTTTGGAATGACAGATCCTGAATACGGCGGCGCCATCGAGGGCTCTGAAGATCAGGTGATTAAGCTAGAAAACGTCAGAAAAGTCGTAGCCTTTGGGCCTCAAGAGGGGTATCCTCAAGGGGGTATTGTCTTGAGAGACTTCTCATATAAGAACAAAGCGTATCCATTCACAGTTCTCGACAACAACATTGAGTCTCAGAAAACGGCGATAGACCAAATCCTTCAGGAGCTTAGAACTGAAACTGGCCTTACAGGTGTAGAGATCTCTAACCTCATTCAGGGCTGGGACGCTGTAAAGGTTAGAGAAAGAACTGAATCACCAACAGGAGGAAGCCCTAGATAACCATGGAAGATCAGGAACAACTGCTTAAGGACTTTGTTGCTAGCGCACAAAAGTATGGGTATGACTACGATGTCATCATGCCTAAGTTCCCTGAGTTTGAGGGATATGATGTAGAAATGCTCAAGGGATATGTCTCTAAAGTAGAGGAGATGAACCAAGGCTCTGATGTATATGACTACACAGAGGCAAACAGTGCTTTTCCAGACCTTTTCCCTCAAAAAAAAAAAGATCAAA